GAACTGCCGCCACACCTTCTTCGTGGTGTTCCCGGAGCTGGGCAGCCCGCCCGCATGGACGCAGGAGAGCCTCGAGGCCCTCAATGCCCGGGACATCGAGTATGAAGGCAGGCTCTACACCCGCTACGAGATCAGCCAGATGCAGCGCGCCCGGGAGCGGGCCGTCCGCAAGTGGAAACGCCGGTATCTGGCCGAGGACGCCGCCGGGGCTGACACCACCGCCAGCGCCGTGAAGCTGAGTCAGGCCCGGCAGAGCCTTGCAGACTTCACTCGGGCCACCGGCGGCAGAGTGGACAGCGCCCGGACAAGCGTGCATGGGTTTGGGCGGAGTGAGGCAAGCAGGGCCAGCTATGCAGCCCGGAAACAGGAGCGGTTCAATGCTGCAAATATTGAGTTGCAGCAAATGCGGGAAGCTGGTACAATAAAGGCGAAAGGTCGGCTCATTGAATCCCCGTCTGCTCCAAATGAGATAAATTTTGCAAGCGACCACGTCTTGCAGCGCTGGGCTGAACGCGGTATGGGGCCAATGGATGCCGAACGCATCATCCGTTCCTCTAAGGTCGCAATGTCCCAGCGAAACGGTACACAGACCTGTTATTACTCTGAGCTGGGCTTTGTCGCCATCGGACAAGATGGCAATGTATCCAGCATCGGCCCGCTGGATGAGGGCGGAAAGAAATTGATGGAGGTGGTCAAAAAGCATGGAATTCCGCATTCGTGATGATGTGAAGCTTGAAGAATGGTTTTGTCCCATTTACAACCGAAAAATCGACTGCGGCTTGTGCTTCGACATTTCCAACATCGGCGATGATATTCTTTGCCTGAAGGGCGACGATAAGCCGCCTTGCAGCTGGGATGAAGCCCACAAAAGCTGCCTCAAGTGTCAGCACTATGCTGACTGGGACTAACAACCAAATACCGCGAGCGTCTTTGCCCATCCGGGCAGGGGCGCTTTTTTCATGCCGTTTTCGCTCATATTGGTCAGAGCAGCTGCCTCGCAAGCAGCGGGCCGCCGGTTCGATTCCGGCAGACGGCACCATCGCGGCGGGCAGCGCGTACCCTGCCCGGAATCCATGCGGAAGGCGAACCGCGTCAACAAACCGTAGTTTCACCCAAAGAAAGGGGTTTACTTATGAAGCGTGAAGACGTAAAGGCAAAGATTCCCGGCATCACCGATGAACAGCTCAACTGGCTGATGAGCGAAAACGGCGCTGACATCAACCGCGAGAAGACCGTCGCCGAACAGTTCAAGGCCCAGTTCGAAAACACACAGGCCCAGCTCAAGACCGCGCAGGACGGCCTCGCCAAGTTCGACGGCAAGAAGACCCCGGACGAGTACGAGGCCGAGCTGACGAAGCTCCGGAGCGATATGCAGGCACAGGCAGACGGCTTTGCTTTCGACTCGGCCCTGAACACCGCCATCATGGGAAAGAAGGGCCGCAGCGTCAAGGCTGTCCGCGCCCTGCTGGACATGGAGGCCCTCAAGTCCTCCAAAGACCGCACCACCGACATCGACAAGGCGCTGGAAGAGGCCGCGAAGGCCAACCCCTGGGCTTTCGGCGAGGCCGCAGAGGGCGGCGTCCGCGTTTCCAGCGGTGCAGAACACGGCACTCCGCCCACCGGCGACACTGATGCTGTCACCGCAGCATTCAAGGCAATGAACCCCGGCATCAAGATCGACTGATAGAAAGGAAACATTATGGCACACGAAGCACAGGTTCGTTATTCCAAGCTGGTTGACCTCAAGCTCCGGGCGACGCTGGTCAAGAAGGTCGGCGTCATCTGCAACAGCCGCTATGAGGGCAGCCCCAAGGCCGGTTCCGTCAAAGTCCCCGTCCGTGACACTGAAGTCGCTGTGAACGACTACAACAAGCAGACCGGCGCAGAGCTGACCGGCGGCGACACCACCTATCTCACCGTCAACATCGACAAGGACAAGGCCGTCAATGAGATCATCGACGGCTTCGACGCCGTCAGTGTTCCCGATGATCTGGTGGCCGACCGTCTGGACAGTGCCGGTTATTCTCTGGCGCTGCAGGTGGATTCCGACGGCTCTGTGGAGCTGACCACCGCAGGCACGGCCTTCGGCACCACCACCGCCCTGACCGAGAAGACCATCTATGGCAACGTCGTGGACGCCCGCACCAAGCTCTCCACCGTCCATGTCCCCACCGAGGGCCGCTGGCTGCTGGTCTCCCCCGAAATCTATGTCTGCTGCTGAAGAGTCCCGAGTTCATCAAGGCATCTGACCTTGGCGATGCTGTCGTCCAGACCGGCGCTGTGGGCAGAATCGCAGGCTTTACCGTCTTCGAGGATTCTACCCTCGGCGAGAACGTGGAGTACATTGCCGGTCATCCCAACTGGTTTGCATTCATCGACGAGTGGGCTGTTCCCGTCCATGTGCAGGACCTCAATGGTTCCAGCAAGTACATCGGCGCGTCCGCAGTCAAAGGCCGCAAGGTCTACGCCTTCAAAGTCACCAAGCCCCAGACCATCCTCATCAAGAAGAAGGCGTGACCGAACCTCTCAGTCTGCCTGCGGCAGCCAGCTCCCCTGACAGGGGAGCCTGAAAGGAGCTGATTTTTTTGAATTACTGCACCTATGACCAGTATGCAGCCGCCGGCGGCACGCTGGACGAAGCTGCCTTTGCCCCTCTGGCCGCACGGGCGTCCTGGCTCATCGACCGGATGACCTTTGGCCGGGCAGAGCGTCACGCAGCCGTGTGCGAAGGCTGTGCAGAGGCGCTGGCGGATGCCTGCATCCAGATCATCGACGCAGCGAACGCCGTGCAGAGCGCCTGCACGCCGCCCGGCGCGTCCAGCGTCTCCAACGATGGCGTGTCCATGACCTTCACCTCCGGCGCACTGGCCGCACGGCTGGTGGCAGAGGCGGCGTACATCCTCGCCAACACACTGGGCAGCGACCCGCACAATCTGCTGTATCGGGGGTGTTTCTGATGCAGACCCCCGTCACGGTCGTCATGCTGCTGCACGACGCGGTCACCGAAGCCGACCAGCCGGTCTGCAAGGTGCTCACGGGGTGCAGCTGGCGGGAGACGCGCCGCACCTCGGCCTCCGGCGACCCCCAGAGGGTGGTGCATATCCGCCTCCCGCCTGCGCCGGGCTATCTGCCCTATCCCCAGTGGGCGCGTCTGCCCCCGGCAGAAAAAGCCGCGCACTGGACGCTCAAGCGGGGCAGCAAGCTCCTCTGCGGCGCTGTCCGCAGCCTGACCGAGGCCGAATACGCCGCCCTCGAAAAAACGCACATCTGCTGTACGGTGGCGGATGTCTCGGACAACCGGGGCGTCCCGCTGCCGCATTTTCATGTGGAAGGGAGCTGATGGCATGAGCAAACCCATTTTTGACCAGCCCTACGGCCTGAAATATCAGGTGGACGGCATCAGGATGGAGCTGAGCTGGCGTCCCGACTTCGGCGCAGAAAAGACCGCTGCCCTGCAAAAGGCCCAGTTCGCCCTTGCGCAGGAGGCCGCGCGGCTCATTGACAGCTACGTCCCCTTCGACACCGGCCAGCTGAAAAACAGCGTTCAGACCGCTTCCAAGTACGAAGAGGGACTGCTGGTCTACAATACCCCTTATGCCCGCAAGCAGTATTATCTGCACCCCGAGGGCGAAGCACTGCACGGAGACACCGGTCTGCGCGGCTCCTACTGGGGCCAGCGGGCACTTGCCGATGTGGGTGAACATCTGGCCCTCTTCGGGGCCAAGGCCGTCACGACTTTCTGGGGAGGGATGGGACACTTATGAGCGAGAAAGCCACCATCACTGCCATGCGGGAGTGGCTCAAGACCTGTCCCCTCATCGCCGAGGAGCAGAGCGAAAACGGCGCGGCCTTCCGCATTTCCGACCTCTCGCCGGAGCCTGTGGCCGAGTTTTCCATCGAGGACAGCCCCACCGACCCGGTGACGGCTGTTTTCTTTTCCGGCCGCAACCTCGCCAAGAGCTACATCTTCGTCAGCCGCCGCGACTACAGCGAGGCCCAGAGCGTCCAGATCGCGGGCAGCGGCTTTTTTGAGCAGCTGACCGAATGGGTGCTGGCCCAGAACGACCGGCATCATCTGCCCCGGCTGGATGGCCGCAAGGAAGCGCTGCGCGTTTCGGTGACGTCCAGCGGCTACATCGTCGTCGCCGAGTCGGGCAGCTGTAAGATGCAGATGCAGCTGCGGCTCGAATATTACCAGCCAAAAGGCTGAATCGAAAGGAGTTTTTTCTATGACTGTTACCGAAGCCGTCAAGCTGTCGGGCCTGACCCCCAGCGCCGACTATACCGGCGTGGAGACCACCGACGACTTCCTGCTGGCCGTCCAGACCGAGGCCAGCCAGACCGACGTGAAAAGCTGGGTGGTCTGTGCCGACCACGTGCGGGAGCACAGCGGCGCACTGAACGCCTCCACCACGGACAACACCTACATCCGCACCGGCCCTGTCACCACCAAGGGCAGTGTCCAGCGCACCCTCTCCATTCAGGGCGACCGCTATGTGGGTGATGCGTTTCAGGACTTTCTTCTGAGCCACAAGATCGCGTTCGGCTCCGGCCAGAGCGTGGTGGTGCCTTATGTTTACTTCTCTCTCCGCACCGGCAAGGGCGAGAAGGGCGAAGGCGCGCTCATCCTGACCAGCGATGTGGGCGGCAGCGCCGGCGCGAATGCCACCTTTGCCGCCGATTTCAAGGGCATCGGCACCCCGGCTGAGTTCGACTATAACACCGCCGTCGCGGGCTGAGAGAAAGGAGTACCGATAAATGCTGATCCATGGACAGGAATTTGATTTTTCGCTTCTGAACGCCAACGACCTCGACCGTCTGGAGGATGCACTGGACGAGATGACCCGGGAGGGCGAGGCCGAGACAGCCCGGTGCGAACGGGAGAACGTCCGCCTGGGCGACCGTCTCCGCGCACAGGCCCGCGTTTCCATGCGCGGCCTCGACAAGATTTTGGGCGCAGGGGCATCCGCCCGTCTGGGGCTGAACGAAAATGATGTCAGCCGTCTGTACGACGTTCTCGACGAGATCACGCAGGCAGCCGCTGCGGAGAAGGCTCGTTATTCCCGCCCGGCGGCCGTCCCCCAGAACCGCGCCCAGCGCCGGGCTGAGAAGCGCCAGAAGGACAAGCACAAGCCGCCCGTGAGCTATCCGGGCCAGCCTGCCGCCGCCCAGATGGTGGAGCGGGTGGATAAGGCCACCCGCCGCAGACAGCTTCTGACCGAGCTGGCGGCTCTGGAAAATGGCTGACATCCTGCTGGACAAACTGCCCCGCGTGTGGGCAGGCAGGCCCATCGACTGGGATTTCCGGCCTATGGTCTGGTTCAACGGGCAGTATCTCCGCCTCCCGGAGGACGAAAAGGGCCTGCCTGAGCTGGCCCGGGAAACCATGCGCCGGTTTTACCGCGTGGCCGTCCCGCCGGAGGAAGAGGTGGACGCTTTCAAGGCGCTGGTGGAGTTCTACACCGCAGGCCCGCAGGAGGTATCCGACCGCCCCGGCAGCAGCCGCACCGAGGAGCTGGCGCTGGACTACGTCACCGACGGCCCCGCCATCGTGGCCGCGTTCCAGCAGGCTTACTGCATCGACCTCACCCGGGCAAGGCTCCACTGGTGGCGGTTCAAGGCCCTCATGTCGAACCTGCCCGAGGAGACCCAGCTGGTGAAGATCATCGGATTCCGGACTGCTGACCTCACGCAGTTTCAGGGCGAAGAGCGGGAGCGGCGTGCCGAGCTGAAGGAACGCTTCGCGCTGCCCGCTGCTCTGCGGAAAGGAGGCGGTCGCATTGTCACCCTGCAAGACCGCAACGAAGCCTTTGCGGCCCGCTTCCGGCGCTGACCGCGCCCCGGTGCTCTGCCCCCTGTGCGGCCGGCCTCTGCCGGTCTGGGCCATCCCGGAAGCCAGCGCCCGGGGCATCTGGGTCAAATGCAAGAACCCGTCCTGCCGCAAAGAAATCGAAATAAAACTCTAAGCCTGTGCCACTGTGCCTGCGCTCTTTTTCACAGAAAGAGGTGGACACCGTGGCCGCAGATTTTTCCATCACCGGCGAAGTAAAGCTCAACAGTGACCCGGCTGAGAAAGCCACGAGCAAGTGGACCGTGGCCGCAGGCCAGCTTATCGCGGACTTTGCCAAGAAAGCTGCATCCAGCCTGAAAAGCGTGGTCAAATCCGGTCTGGACTACAACGCCCAGATGGAAAGCTATCTGACCAACTTCAAGGTCATGCTGGGCAACGAACAGCTTGCCGCCGAGAAGCTGGAAGAGATCAGGAAGATGGCGGCGTCCACGCCCTTCTCCCTGTCCGACCTGACCGAGGGGACCCAGACCCTCTTACAGTTTGGCATCGCGGCGGACGACACCACCGGTGTGCTCAAGCAACTGGGCGATATTTCGCTGGGCAACGCGGACAAGCTCCAGACCCTCGTACGGGCCTATGGCAAGATGTCCTCGGCCCAGAAGGTCACGCTGGAAAACGTCAACATGATGATCGACGCGGGCTTCAACCCGCTCAATCAGATCTGCGACGCCACCGGCGAAAGCATGAGCGCCCTCTACAAGCGCATCTCGGACGGCAAGGTCAGCTTCAATGAGCTGGAAGCCGCCGTGGCTGCTGCCACCAGTGAGGGCGGGCAGTTCTACAACGGTATGCTGGAGGCCAGCCAGACCTTCAACGGCAGGCTGTCCACCCTGAAGGACAACGTGGCCGCGCTGACCGGTGAACTGACCAGCGGGCTGTTCTCGGCTCTCGGGGACATCATCGTCAAGGCAAACGAGCTGGTCGTCTCCATCACCGAGGACGACGCCAAAATGGCCGCGCTCAAGGAGACCATCGGCGTTCTGACGGCGGCAGTCGCGGCCGTCACGGCGGCAGTGCTGAGCTATAAGGCGACCGTGGCGGCAGCTACAGC